TCTTTATTCATGCCAGACAGGCGGTTATAAGCGGCATTCATCATACCAGCTTTTGTACCAGGCATTTTTGGCATTGGGTCTTGCTTAGTAGCATCGCCTTTACGCTTTTTAGCAGTACCGGTAGCATCACCTGCTTTATCAACAGATGCTACTGATTGTGCTTCAGCGTTTTTAGGATCGTGAGTTCCTTCTTCCACAACTTCGTCTGTTACTTCGTCATGGAGTTCAACGTCTTGATCTTCAATCATTTGATCTTCAGTCATTATTGACTCCTTTTACAATTGTTTTTTGAGCAACGAGAGGAAATTTTTAAACTCACGAACCTGAGTCTCATAGAGATCAGCACGTGGAGCTTTCTTAATTTCAGTCTCCATCTTTTCAATTGTTTGCGCTTCGATGATACCGTTGTTCCATACCCACTCAACACCTTCCATTATTCCATTAACAAAAGCGCTAGGTGCGGAGGGATCCTGAACAATATCTACTGCGTTGAGCATGAAATCGTCTTTGACGATCATTGCGTTATCACCGCGAGCCAAACTTCCCATACCACGAGTCGAAACACCCAGTTTGACACCACCGTCGAGTAAACCTTTTACGACTTCACCCATAGGAGTGTTCAAAATGGTTGCTTTACCCACAACATCATTGCCGGACCAGTCCAAGCTTTCGATCTTGTGAGAAACTTTATCTAAGTTAACAGTCGGTCCTTCAGGGTGATTTAGCTCCCCAACCGCACGTCCTGGAACAACCTGTTCAGTATTATACTTGTTAACAGCACCTTCCATTACACCACGTGGATAAATCCGACCATTGCGGTTCTTTGCTTCTGCTTGCATGAAGATACCTTCAATGGCATAGGTTTTCTTGCCATCTTTTGCTTCAACAAGAACCTCTAATTCATTATCCGTATATTCTGCAATCAGTTTCATTTCTTAAGAACCTTTACAAATTCTGTGGCAGCTTTTTCTGCCTCGTTCTTCGATCTATAAGAATCTAAACGATCACCGTCCACATATGCAACGTAACCATTACGCTCTTTGTGAACCATAATCTTAACTCGGTTAATCCTTTTATTAACGACCATCTGGCCTTCAGGTTTTCTACCGGTTAATTCTCTTAGTTGCGAAAAACTTTTCATTTCTTTTTCTGTTAATTATTTATAATTTTATTATTTTCTACTCAGAAGAAATTTCTTCTTCATTGTCTACTTCTTCTTCGGATGAATCATCTTCGGGCTCTTCTTCATCATCCCATTCCTGATCCTCTTCAGCATCGTCTTCTGCTTCAAGGTCAAGTTCGAGTTGTTCACCGTCTTCTTCTTCATCTGGCTCTACTCCATTGTAGATTTGATCTGCCATGTTAATTTTTTCTTGATCGAGCAAATCGGACATCTTAACAGTCATCATGCTATTAAACACATCATTTGCTTTATTAAAGTTTTGATCAAGCGCATGTTGAATCATGTCCTGCAAAGGATTTGCTTCAACTTCATTTTCCATTGTTTCTTCACTCATAATTTATTCTCCTTGTTAAATTAAATTTGATGTCCGCCAGAGGCACCACGTGCTACTGTTAAATTTCCAACATCAGTAGCATTTGCATCTGATGCAAACGGGAATTTATCAATGACATTTGTTCCTTGCGGCGGCAGCGATCCGGATCTATATCCATTTGAAGTAGATGATTGTCCAGCTGGAGCATCACATGCTGTAGTTAAAGCTCCAATATTTGACGCTGTACCTCCAGATGCAAATGCGAATTTATCAATTGTAGATGTATAAGGTGGAGAAAATCCTCCAAAAGCATATCCATGAGTTGTTGATGATGATGCTCCTGATCTGTACCTTGCATCTGATATATCGCCTACATTGGTTGCATTAGTATCAGTAGCAAATGGAAACTTATCAATTGTGCTGCTATAACTAGGAGTATAACCTCCGGATGTAAAACCTTCAGTAGAAGAGTTTTGACCAGACGCTCCTGCTCTTGCTTCACTTAAATTGCCTACATCTGTAGCATTAGCATCAGCACTGAAAGGATGTTTATCAATTGTATCGACAAATGGTGATGATCTTCCACCTGCTGAATAGCCATGATTTTTAGAAGACTGTGATGCCATATAATACCTAGATTGTGTTAAGTCAGCAATATCTGTCATATTACCTTGAGAGACAAAAGGCATTTTTTGAATGTTATTCAGAATTGGAGACTGGCCTCCGGCAATATAAGCAAATGTTTTTGATGAATGTGAAGCATGTCCATTACGCCCATATAAAGTATCAGATATATCAGTAGCGTTTCCATCAGATGCAAATGTAAATCTATCAATTCTATTATCCGGTGTACTACCTCCGGTTGTATAACCATAGGTTTCACCGCCAAAAACATATCCTGTAAATTCATTTAATGCTTCATCGCTTAAAGTTACAGGAAAAAATTGCCCATCTGAATCATCCCAAACATAAAGATCACGAGTAGTTGTGTTATAGTGAAGTGATCCATCTGTTAGACCTGCAGAATCTACATTAGCATAAAAAGTTGCTGCATCTGCATATTCATATGTAGTGACTCCGCCTCCTCCACCGGACACGCTTCCATCACTGCTAATAGTGCCAGTAGTGACTGATCTTGCGATAGCATCTGCAATGAGTCGACTTATTGAAACTGCCATTATTGGTCTCCACTCGCTACAGGTTTTAACTCAAATCTTTGGCCTTGAGGTTCTTGTTCTTGAGGCTGTTCTTCTTCAGGTTGTTCTGCTTCTTCACCATCAATATCTTTTTTAATCTGTTCAATATCTTCATCAGAGAATTGAAGAACGTTCTTTTGAATCCATTCTTTTGAGAAATATTCACCAACATAGTTGCTGATCTGATCAAGAGTCTGAAGTCTTTCTCTCAGCATTTCAGCATCACGCAATTCTGTGAAATGATTATCGCGAACATAGTCGACGACAATATCATTCTTCATCATATCCCAATCTTCTTGAGTTACAATGCCTTTGAGAATGAGTTGTTTTCTTAGAATATCATAGAAAAGATGAGCAAATCTACGACGAACGCGATCAATAAACTTTTGGAACTTAAGTTCATCTCGCGATACTTCTGTAGATCTACCAAGGCTAAATTGAGCTTCTTGTTCCAAACGATTAATCGGAACATTCAATGAACGATATAATCTTTTTTGAAAATAAATGATGTCATCGATCTGACCAAGATTCTCGCCACCCGGAAGAGTAGTGATCTCTGTACCTCTACCACCTTCGCGCCTTGGAAGCCAGAAATCTTCGAGCATTGACATATGTTTACGATCATCACGAATATTTCCAGTCGCTGCATCATAGACAAGTTTATTTCTATAACGAGCCATAATGTCTTTCATATATTGTTCAGCTTTACCACGAGGTAAGTTACCGACATCGATATAGAAGATACGACGTTCTGGAGCACGAGCCAAACGATAGATGACTAGAGAGTCTTCCATCATTCTTAACTGATTGATTGGCTTCAGTGCTTTGTGGAGATATGATACAACTTTTTTGCGTGATTCATCGAGCAAACCAGAAGTACAATAAGAAACAGAATCAAGACTCATCTTGACTCCAGAATTCTGAGATGATCCTGGCTTTTCTTGATAGATGTAGTACTCGTCTACTTTTTCAATCAGTTGAACACCAGTTTCTGGATCTTTTTTCTTCTTGACTTGTTTTACTTTTCTCATCTTAGCAGCATCGATAGGACGAATTTCCTGAATGCCTGCTTTTAATTGAGATTCATTGACTACGAGATGATGATATAATCTACCATCGATATACCATCTTCTAAAAATATCGTGGCCTAACTCATTAAAGTTAAGCATACCTACGATATTATCGAATTCTTCTTTGATTGTCTTTTTAATTTTATCGCTGACCTCAAGATTATCCATATTGAGATCAACCGGTTGTTCTAATTCACTTCCAGCAACTGTTTCACCAACAATATCTTCAATAGCTGCATCGACTTCAGGGTGCATCGAAACACCGCGATACTTCATGATTAGATTATAGTTATCCTTTGAATCATCGCCGTCGATATTAATATATTGTCCGTAATGAGTACCGGATGCAGTTACGTAACCCGCTCCGTCATCATCACGCGCTGGAACGATGGAGGGCTTTTTCTTAGGATCATCCTGTTCAGCCCTTTTAATTTCAAAACCAAATAATTTAAGAGATCTATCGTTCGCTGCCATTTATAAAATCCTTTTGAATAAAGAGAGGGCCAGACTTCCAGCCCTCTCTATATTTATTTAAGTTGTAGTCGCTGGATTCAGGCTATCGTGATACTGATACTGGAAGGTTACAGTAAACCTTTCAATGTCATCAGTTGTCGCGTAGTTTACATCGATCGGTGAAAGATCTGTTGGGAATGCACCTCTAAAGATATATTCCTTTACAGAAGCACCTGCACGATCCAACTGTTCTACTTTTAAGTCTGCTTCGTATGCAATCGGTGAAGCAAGTCCGGTGTTAGCTGAATGAGCATTGATCCCATTCATCCAACGCTCCATTGAGTTCCGCACTGCGAAGTCAGTGTCGTTGATGATAGTGACTGTCCATTCTGCGAATGTACGATCACCGGCCATCTTTAACTGACGTCCGCGGAAAGGAACAACAATCAGACCCATAGTGGATCCAGGAAGCTGTGCTGCTTCACAGAGGAAAGATGTCAGTTCGGCATCTCCATCTGCATATGCTGGGAAGTTAATGGTCGCTTTGAATAGATTAGGTCTAGCGCCACCACCTCTCAGCTTGGACTTAAAGTCATCAACTCCTAATACTGCCATTTTCTTATCTCCTTAGCGCTATTAAACTGTGCCAACGACTTCTTCAAAGTCGACACCAGTTCTAACCGCCACAAAGTTCAGAGTGACATAGTTGATTGACCGAGCCGGTTTGATGAAGATGTTAGCAATGAATTCGTTGCGATCAATAACTTCAGCAGTGTTATTTGTTTCGTCACAAACAACGCGGAAGTCAGTGATACCACGACGACCTTTTACTTCTCTCAATACTGGCTCAACGATATTGACAAACTCTGCTCTTGTAAATTCATCGTTGAATTCGAAGAGTACAGATTCTGCAGCTCGGCTAATAGCTCTTTCGAGCACCAAGAAGAGACGCCGTACGTTAATACGATCGAATGCAGAAGGTCTGCTGAGTTTTGTTTTATCACCGAACAAGATTAGACCTGTTCCTGGAATGCTCGTAACCGGGTTAACACCAGAGCGATACAGTGTATCTCTTTGTGCTTTAGTTGGTGTATACGGAATTGAAGTTACTCCAAGATACTGGCCTCGTCTTTGACCAGCAGGAGAGAACCAAGGTGCTCTATTGAGATCGGTGGCAGCCATGATTCCAGCTGTTGAAGAAGCAGCAGGAATATTAATGTACTGATCGTTATACTTATCGTACACTTTCAGATAGTTGCCATCAACAACAAGATACGAAGAATTAGTAAACGTATTTGCTGTAGTAGTAATGTTTGTAGTGATTGTTGCTGCGTTAGTTTGTCCTACAATGTCAGCTCTTGCAGGAGAAGCTACAACCACACAATCTTTTCTGGTGTTAGAAGCAGTTGCTGCAAGATCATTGACTACAGTAGTTTGATCTGTGCGGCTTGTCATTCCTGGAGCAATCAAGAAATCTACTTCAACAATATCTTTATCCTCGAAGAGATCATGGCCTGTAGCAAATTGAGATGCTCCAAGTGCTCCTGAATTTACACCATTCGAGAAAGTGAATCTAGATACTGCAGTAGTCGCAAAAGTATCTCCACTATCAATGGTTGTTCCTGCTCCTACAGCATTTAGATCTGAATCAAATCCAACCATGTAAACATAAGAAGATCTATCATTGATTACTTCTTTTACATAGTTGTTGGATCCATCTGTATTTTTTGCATTTGATCCAAGAGATACAAAAGGATATGTTTCCAGAACTGTACCGGCAGTACCCGTTAAAAGTCCACCCGCATCGATGACTGCTACATGAGCCTCATCGAAAGTGGAAGATTTATTTTGAGCAAAGGTGCTTGTGCCAGGCGCTGCATCAAAATTGTTATTGTATGTCCACGCATCAAAGAGCGTGTCACTAGTGCTATAGCCACAGACTTCTACTTTAAGGCTATTTCCTAATGCACCAGGATAGCGAGAAATAAAGGTGTGAGAATCTGAATCTAATGCTGAGAGCTGAGCATCAAAATCATCTTTATTCTTTACTAGTTCGCTAGGTGGTGTTGCTGAAGCTGTTTGGCCTGTACTTGCAACGGCATTTTTAGCCGCCGTAGTAACTGCGCGCACAACTTGAAGCGAATTCGAATAGCGTAAGAAATACGCTGCGTTATGGAAATCAACTGCGTTAGCAGAATCTGGAGCAGCAAATGTATCAACCAACTCGGCTTCATTTGCTACACTCATTCTCTGCTCAACAGGACCCCATCTAAAATTACCTACGATCGCGCCGGTAGTTGACTGGACATTAGGCACACCGCCAGTCAGATCTATTTCTTTGACGACAACCGCAGGAGATTCGGACGGTGTAAAAAGTGCCATTTTTTCTTCCTTCTCGGTTACTAATTATAAGCTAAACATAATACGGCTGTTCAATATACCATTATTTATAATAATTTAAAAATTAGGATCGTATTCAATAGCCCAGTCATTGTCGTTCTTTTGTTCTAACTGATCAATAACATCCGAAGCATCATCAATAAATCCAAATGGCACAATGTCATCTTCAATATCTCTCATTTGTTTTCTGAATAGCATGTCTTTGAGATTAATATCAGTCATGTCACCGAAGTATTGAGTTGATGAAAAGTATCCAAACATAACTAGGTTCATCATTAAGTCATCATGATTTCCATCTGATGCCTCATATGATTGACCCTTAGCCACAAATGTAGAGATCTCTAAAATTGTATTTTCATCAACGATGTTTAATTTATTATTCTCGAGAATATCTTTAATAGCAGAACAACCGAGTCTTTTAGTCTTACGATTAATTTCAATACCGATTGCATTTGCTTTAACAGCAGATTCAACGTGTACATTTTCATATTCTAAGTCATGATATAGACCGTTACATACGACTACGCCTTGGTCGTTTGATTCTACGACGACATAAGCATCATTATAAACTTTCGCATATTTATAAATAATATTCGGGAAGAGCAAAGGAGAGATAGTGTTATTGCGATATACAGCAACCTGTGCAAATGGGCGAACGCTAATATCGATCAAATTAAAAGTTGAATAGTCCTGACCTCTTCCCTTCGAAACATCAACAGTCATAATATAATCATGACCTTTGATAGGTTCTTCATAAACAAGAAGGTCACCACCTTCTAAAGTTTTCTTATATGGTTCTGCTCTGAAGCCCATAAGTGTTTCAGCGTTAATCAGTGTATCACCTGTCCCGAAAAACGTGTTCCCGAATTCTTGATCAAACTGAAGTTGACTGGTATTCGCTATGGTTTGTTCTTTCCATTGTTCGTCTCGTCCGGGGACATCCCACCAGTCGACTCTGAAAGGAGTGAACTCATTAACTCCTTGGATTGCTCCTTCCCATATTTTATAGAAAGTATTGCCGATACCATTCGCAGTTGAGGTGACGATAATTTTTGTATCCTTGCCCGAAGATACAACAGGATATGTGGAGGTATAGAATTCATTGGCTCTCTCCACGAATGCAAATTCGTCTAGATAGAGCAGGTTTACTGAGAGACCACGAATAGAAGAACCAGAAGTTGCAGCAGCAAGGATACGAGAATTATTTGAGAATTCAATTGATCCTTTGTTAAGTGCTTTACAACCCGGTTGAAGGAAGAACGGAATATTCTCCAGCATAAGCGTGATACGAGATAACATTTCCCGAGCAGTCGCCCCCTTGTTCGCAAGAACCGCAACTGTCTTTTCCGAATGAAAGAGTGCAAACCAGAGAAGATACGCGCACGCCGATATCGATTTTCCAGATTGTCGACATGCCAATACAATGTTAAACCGATGCTCATTAAACTGCTCAAACATTTTTTGTTGATAAGGATATAAGTTAAACGGAACTAATCCTCTATCAAGTGAGATTACTTTACAATATTTTTCTGCGAAATATACAGGATCTTTACTTACTCGAGCATATTCCTGTATTAATTCTTTTGTCCATTCCTGTATAACACCATCGCGTTTTACGTTTGGGTTACCAAGATAAGACTCATTCTGGAGTAACATCTATAATATCTTTATCATCATTTAGTATTCTTTGAAGATCTGCAGTAGATCCAAGAAAGACATTATTAGTAGTATTTCCTACCTGTTTCACTTCTTCTTTTTTATTAATATCTTTATTTTTCTTATTCAAATCCATTAACTTATCATTTACATCTGATAAGTTTTTAATCATTTGAGAAAGAACTTCATATGCTCGAGGATGCTCAGATTGACGAGCAACTTCAATCATATCTTCTAGTGATTCTCTGCCTTTTTCTAAGAGATCGTAGTATGTTTCTCTAGAATATTCATAGTCACTTTTTACATTATGATCATTGTCAGTCATTATACTATATTAATTGTTCCAGTATGAGTTCCTGAAACCGATGATGCATAATACAGAGTACTTGGTGCATTCATTGGAGGCTGGAATGAAACTGTTCCAAACTGTGTTCCATTTCCTGTTACACCATCTGTGTACTGATCACCAGTCCCAGTTGATTGTGCTGTCTTGATATAGAAAGGCTCAGACGGAGCACTTAAATTAAAGTTATATGTTTCACCACGACGAAGATAAAGAGTAGGATCAATATCACTATCAAGGAAGAATCGGCTATCCGGTCTAAATGCGTATCCACTATCACCATCAGCCAATACAATATTAAATGACCAAGAAGGATCAGAAGAAAATGTCAATCTATTATTATTAGTTTTAGTGACAGTGATTCCATCGCCGCCAGCAAAGTTAACAGTAACATCACTATCAAATACTAAATTGTCTCCAGCACCATTAGAAAGAGTAATAATATTTGATGGTAAAATTTTCCAAGTAGTTCCATTCGAGAATTTAAGTAAGCCATTGTCGCTTTGACGAACTATCATACCCGGGTAAGTAGACGCAACTGGTAAAGCTCCAACACTGTCATAGTTATTTGAGAAAAGCGCCGGCTTTGATCCAAAATCTGCAGATGAAGATGTGATTGTCACATTTGACAGCTCACCTTCGGCTGTAATAAGTCGAACATCAACAGCGCTTAAGTCAGTTTGTAATGCTAAAATATCACTATCATTATTACTCACGTTTGTGTTAAGCGTGCTCACCGAAGAGTTAAGAGTAGTAATACTTGATAAATTGCTCGTTACTCGAGTATCTAAATCAGAAAAGTTTGTATCGAGTTCGGAGAATGTAAGCGCAGAACCCTTTGTTAATCGTAATGTAATTGCCATCTTTTATACCTATGCTGTTTCTCTTACATAACCAGTCTCAACATATCCTTCTGCTGCATAAGGATCTACATCGACTGCCGGCTCGTTGAATATATTTATATCTGTACTGAAACCAAAATCACTATCTGCAAGTCCAATTGTAGAAAGCGGAGATGGTGTGACAGTGATTCTTTCAACATTAACGTCTGAATCGGCAAGACCTTGATCTTGTAAGTAAAGATCTGCGATAGAAGTACGAATGATATCGCTCGAAGTAACCGGACCGTAGAACTGCACTTTCATCTCAAAGTCTAGAGTATAGATGATAGTTCTTCTTTGATCCAGAGCTCCTTCAAAATCATCTGCAAAAGATACATTCTGAATAATGATTGGAATATCTTCTTTTAATGCTGGATATTCAGTCGCAAATGGTTTAATGGTTAATGAATATTGTGGATTGAATGTAGGAATAATTTGCTCAACAATTTGTAAAGCATCATCCTGATTCTTAGCATATACATTCAATTGAAAATTAATTGAATATGGAACAGGAGTAAAAAACTTTTGCCTGTTACTATTTTCTGTTCCTAATGCTTTGAAGTTAGAAATTTTCTGTAACTGACGAGTAGCATCATATGCAAATGAAGTAATTTCAAATGACATGCGCGGAAGTTTAATTGCTACTCGTGTATCATCAATCAAGTCTGGATTTTCACGAATTCTTTCAAGATATTTTTCCTTAGGCGCATATGATAAAGGAACTTTTACCTGACTAATTGCTGCTCCAGAAGAATTTTTTCGAATAACATAAATGTTATTGAATAGAGTTCCAAACATTCCTACGCATTTGCGTACTTTTTGATGATAAAAATGAGTTCCAAACATTAATTATTCTCCGGATCACCGAACGGATTGTTCTCTGTGAAATCAAGGAAGTCAGCCGTATAGGTGCTAAAGTCGGCGTTTTGTTCATTATTTGAAATTTTATTTTCTTCTGCGACAGCATTAACAGTTAGATCAGAATCTAACCGAGCATCGCCGGACAGAGTTATTGAGCCAGTCGTAAACGTGTGGTAATCACCATCGCTCGCTCCGACATGAATCAAGTGCAGTTTATTATCTGAGTCTGACCATTTCGATACTTCACCACTCATTGTCACACCGCTTGAGAATGTCTGAGTAGCTGTATCACCAATCTTAATGATTGGACTATCACTGTCGAGAGTGAGAATATAGGTGTATGCATATGCTCTTTCAATAGCATCAATCGCATCAACACCCGTATCGAGATCTTCATCATTATATTCAAAGAGCTGTGCTCTCATCTTATATGTTGGAAGATTGCTCAATTGATAGAAAGGCTGTTCATGCTCGACATGCATAATCTGAAAGATAGAATTAGATAATGGAAGATAAATCAGATCACCTTCTCTTGGTCTATCACCAGAAATCTCGTTATCATATCTCTTGACCGTTTGTTCCCATCTACGACGTGATACGACAAAGGTCGCTTCATCACGAATCTCTACACCAAATCGAGTAAAAAGATCGCCTTCTCCGTCAAAAGCTTCAACGTTTTCAATATACATTTCAATTTTGTGAGATGAATTAAAACGTGATGGAACATCATGGCCAAAAATCTTATCTTCTCCAACAAGATCACGTGGAAGATAATATACATCTTGTCCATAAATCTTAAGAGACTCGATGATTATATCTTCATATAGATTTTGTTCTGAACGAACCTTGTCAGAAAAGTATAAGTTTCGCATATTAACCTACAAAGAAATCGGCTGGAAGTTCATGTTCGAGTCTAAGTGTTTCTCTCAATCTTTCAATTTCTCCAGTCGCATCATCATACAATTGTCTTCCATTTAGAATTACACCACCTGGAAGTTGCATGCCTTCAAATTTAATTAAGTTCTGTCCCCATTGTTGTTTAATGAGAGCAGTCGTATATTCCTTGAGCCACATGTCATTATAGACAGAAGTATGAGTTGAAGCATCGATAGTCTTATACGCTTCATAAACAACATACTCGCCAGCCTTTGCATCTCCATCTGTAAAGTCACCAAAGAGATATAAGCGGTTTTGTTTACGAGCAAATTCTGTCTGAGGATAACCATTTAATTTCATATCTAATAAAGATAGATATTGATTCAATTGATCGTAATATGCCAGATCACCGGCAAAGTTTTGCATATCAGCAATGTCATTGAGCATTAACTGATACTTAATATCAAAGAAATTAAATGAAGAATTAAAGGAACTTGAAATAGCAAACATTCGAGTGACAAATAGAACGTCATTCGAAGTGGTGATATAACCATTTGTTACATCATCATCTGTCAATAAGGTGGAAACATAAGTACGGTATGTAGCATCTGAATGATACTCTTGCCAGTACTGTAATGCCTCGTCTACGCGGTCTTCAAGCTGATCCTCGTCCACGTTAATCTCGATTACTGGATCGCCGAGTCTTCTCTTACAATAATCTATGAGCGTAGCACGCGAAGTAGGATTAGCCATAGAGATCTCCGTGTTAAAAATATCTATGGCTATTTATATAGTTTTAGATTTAGATGTGATCTTCCACTAACTCTTTTAGTGTTTCGAAAGCATCACGGTCTTCCATCATCAGTTTTGTCATAATATCAAGAAGCTCGCTAAATTCCATTTCTTCGAGCTTCTTTGCCAACATCAATTCCATTTTACTTATCCATTATCAGCAACAAATGCATCATACCATGCTTCAACTTGAGCAGTCACTTCTGCGTCTGTCATATCAATAAATGCACCTTCATTATCAGGATCTTCTTTTTGCATTGGTGATGCAGCATGCATTGCAAGAGCACGAGTTACGCACTCTGCCTTTGTTTTTTCTTCGATAGTATCTGGAACCCAGTACTCTCTATCTGCTTCTGGTTTTACCCAACCAAGATAGGTGTGGTCAGCTGAGTTATACCAGTGACCTCTGTCCTCAACATAACCTGGGATTTGCATTTTCCCCATATCGTTGATGATGAATTTATATTCAATTACCGGCATTTTCGTCTTCTCCTGTAAGATCGTTTAATAGCGCTACTTTTTTATCGTATGTAATGTTTCCGATTGGATTCGGATCAAACCCTTGCAGTTCCATACGCACAATGTCGACTTTGTGTTTCTCTGCAAGTTCATTCACCAACTCATCTACAAATTTATATAGACCTGACACATCCCAAGAATCTTGTTCTGCTTCACTCTTTACATACTGACGAAGAATATGCTGCATCTTCGTAGGATTCACACCAATCTGTTCAAGGTATTCTTGTTCACCTTTTGTAATAGAACCAGACTGACGAATATCACGAATACATTGAACAATGCTTCTTTTCAAGTGGGTCTTTGTTTCTTCCTTTTCAATATCTTCTTCACTGAAGCCAGATACTTTTGCTTTTAACTGTTCGAACAATTCATTGAGAGCAAGAATATCCTTCATAGCACCTTCAATATGGACAGCACCTTCGGCTAATCCTTCTTGAAGTTGTGCTAGTTTAACTTTAAGATCTACCTCTCTCCAATAATCTAATAGTTCTGGTTTCGAAAGCTCTTCTTCAATCTTCTTAATTTTAACTTCATTCTGTACATGCTTCCACTTAGCTTCATTCAGCGCCGCCTTTTTACGAGAGATCTCAGCAGAGATTTGTCTCATATTTTTAGCCGGTGCATGCCAACTCAAATTAAGATGTTTCCAC